AATCGAGATAAAGTACATTGTGAAACTTCTATTAGTGATGACAGTATTGCATCTATATTGGGCAAGTCAGGGGTTTGCGTGCATTCTCCTGATGAGTTTTTTGATGCATCTTCAGTTTTATTGCAGAATAATGAACCCAGACGTGACGCTATCAGGTTTTCGACAACATTTAATGAGTTTGTTAATAATAACACTGATTTTGTTGATAATTGGAGAGAAAACACGCCAGAATTATCGTATGTTCCGTCATGGTATAATATGGTTAAGGAATGGGTGGATTATGTTAGTGTCGAGATCATGAAAATTTTAAAATTTGATTTTTCATCTTTTAACAGTTTACTTTCTGCTATGAATAACAACGCTTACATACCCGTTTTAAAAGATTTGGCAGGAGGAATTTTTGTAGATATATTAATTTATTCTTTTATTTATTATACCATTTTGTTTTTTGCTAAACCTTTTTTAACTCGAGTAAAGGTTAGTCCGGACGATCCTATAGCATTTTTACGTGAAACTTTTGACAAGTTTGAAAAAACTAATGTTGTAGACGTGCAATCGGCAGGATTGAAAAAGGATTTTCCTGAAAACATAACTAGTTTGACTAGATTTTCTAGAGTTGTTAGGGTACATGGTCGAGAAGCCAGTATTGAAGGCCATGTATTGGTTTCTGGCAATAAAATAGTGTGTCCGGCTCATTTTAATTTAAACGACACCAAGGTTGATATTTATCAGTCTTGGGACCATGTTACAGCTAAACATATAGAAAGAGAGGGCATAGAGTTAAAGTTGATTAAGGATTTTTTAATTCACGACCTTGCTGTATACGAGATGGTAAACTGCAAGGTTTTATACCCTAAATGCAGGAGTTTGTTTATAGATAATAAGAATATAGAAACCAATAATCCTAATATGTATCTTATTTTTGGAAATAAGATAGCTCGACTTTTTAAAGGCCAAACGATATTTTTGCATATGGAAACATTAATAGCTAGACAGAGAGGAAAACCAGGCGAGGATATTTTCCATGAGGCAGGAACTACATTTCGCCATCCATTAACAGCATTTGGATTGTGTGGGGGCATGTTGGTTGATTCTGCTGGAAGTATTTTAGGCTTTCATGTAGCTGGAAATAATACTAGCGGTTGGGCAGTAGTTCCAAAGTATTTGGTTGCTGAGGACATTAAAAATGTTGTTAATAACAATATTAGACATATCAACATTAAAGGAGAACAGTTGAGCGTTCCTTACGAGGATATTCCTGATTCTTATTATGTAGACAATAAAGTGTTACCTGGTGCTTCAGTAGCGCGTTTAAGATATCCAAAAGACGCTGTTAAAGTTAGCTACCCTATGGCTAAAACCGTGTTCAAGGAAACTGTTTTTAATGCTAAAATCAACCCCATTATGAGCAAATTGTTGGAAGAAACGAATCAGATTGAAGATGCTAAAATACCATTAGTTATAAATAAACCTATAGCTATGCTAGAAGAAGCAGCTAAGAAGAGTTTTTTACATCAAGGTGATATTACAGCTGATGAAGAACAATACGTAATTGATTTAATGGAACTTTTAATACCTGAGTTTACACCTATAAGCTGGGAGGAAACAATATTTGGTTCTGATAGATTACCGCCGTTAAATCGCGATTCTAGCAACGGTTATGGTATGGCTAAAAACAAGGATTATTATTTTGATTACGTCAACAGGGTTATTAAACCGGAAGGTTGGGATATGATTAATGATTTTAAATATAAGTGTATTAACGGTACTTTAAAATTTAGTGATGTTTTAGGAGTTGAATCTTTAAAAGACGAACTGCGTAGTGTTAAGAAAAATAATGAACCTCGAACATTCAGAGTAATGCCATTACCTCATATTGTATGGGCTAAAAAGATTTTTGGAGAACTTATAGTTAAATTTAAGCAGACAATGCATGAGACTGGCATATGTGTAGGGTTTAATCCATATAAGGATATGCATGTTTTGGCAGAAAAATTACAAAAATCTTACGTTAGGTGTGATGCTGACTTTAAGAAATGGGATGGTACATTGAATGCCACCATTATGCGCAGAATTAGCGACGTCTTTTTATCAAAATTGCGAATCGTTGATGATAGTCGCACTGAGTACATTATTATTTTACAAAACTTAATGGAATCTACTTATAATAGCACAACTTTGGTGTATGACGCCATTTATCATACAACACATGGTATGCCGTCAGGAACGTGGTTGACGTTATTGTTAAATTGTTTGTATAATAAGTGTATTACAGGTCTTACGTTATATAATAATGGTTTTAAGGATGTACAACATATTTTTAATGTTGTTGATTATGTTACTGGAGATGATAAAATTTG